TGCAGGTGATGCAATCAATCTTCTGAATAACAAAGTTAATGTTGTTTATGATGACGTATCAATTAAAAAGAATATTGACAATGAGTTGTATGTTGTCTTTCCAACAATAAACACAAACGCACCAGTTATTACTGGATCGATTATTATGTGGGCGACCCTAACAATACCAGTTGGTTATCTTGAGTGTAATGGACAATCTACTGCAGCTTATCCAGATTTAGCTGCTGTGGTTGGGCCTAATGTTCCAGATCTTCGTGGTGAGTTTGTGAGAGCATGGGATCACAGTAGAGGTGTGGATTCTGGTCGTAACTTACTGAGTTCTCAGGATGACGCATTCCAAGGTCACCATCATTCTGCCTCCACCGCAGTTACAGCAGTTGCCAATGCAGGCGCTGTTTCCGCAGGGGGCTCGTTACAGTTTAGATCAGATTATGTTAAAGGTGCTAAAAGTGATGGTACGAATGGTACACCACGTATTGCTAGTGAAACCCGTCCTCGCAACGTCGCCTTGATGTATCTCATCAAGACTTAAATAAATAATAATAAATCCATTAACTGATGTCAACAAACTTGATGGATGGGCTGAGAGTCCATAACACAATTAATCTAATTGAAAGCTTTAACTATCCTTCTAATGATCCTAGAGGATACATCTTCATTGGTAAGCCCACTCCTTGGATTAATGATAGAGAACCTCCTCTTCCACAGAATGATGTAAAGGAGATGATTGAGGTTCATAATCAGATGCTGTCTCTTGTCAGAATTGAGAAGAGTGATGCATTTCCAATGATTAAAAGGAAGTTCTGGACACAGAATATTGTTTATGATTACTATAGAGATGATATCAGTTATGAGCATCCTGCATATTCAGGTGCCACCACACTGAAGGAATCAAACTTTTATATCATCAACTCACAGAATGACATCTACGTTTGTTTGAATAACAATAATAACTCTTTGTCTGAGAATGAACCACTAAACAGATCTGGAGATCCATTTGTAACTGCTGATGGTTATCAGTGGTTGTTGGTTTATTCATTAAACACTGTTCTTAATACCAGTTATTCAACTGATAATTGGATTCCTGTTATTGACAGCTACGATCCAAGGATTGCTGGTGAAATTAATACAGTGATTATTGAGAACAGAGGTTCTGATTACACTGATTTTCCAGAAGGAGTTGGATCCAGAGTTAGGGCATACTATTGTAATGTGATCGGTGATGGAACTGGTGCAGTTGCCAAAGTTCATGTTGATGGAACATCAATCTCAAAGATTGAGATGGTAAGAAGAGGTTCAGGATACAGACATGCAACACTTGAGTTTAGGGTTGATAAGGTTTATAAAACACTTTATGATTTGGATAATGAATTGAGTCCATTGAATCCTGAGGGAAATGGAGACCTGAGAACAAGAGTTATTATCTCACCACCAGCTGGATGGAGAATGAATCTTCCTCTTCAGTTGATTGCAACTGATGTGGGTGTGTTCTCCAAATTAGATTTTGATACTGATGACTTTGTTACTGACATTGAATTCAGACAGGTTGGTATCCTACAAGATCCAGTCATTAATATTGCAGATACATTGAGTACATTATCTGCAATGTTCTCCATCAAGACACTTGACACCTCTGATGGAGTATTTTATTTGGGTGAAGAGATTTACCAAAGTAACAATAATGGTGTTGCAAGAGGAACTGTCATGTACTATAATAAGACTGATGGTGTCATGCATTATTACCAAGATTATGATCTTCATAATGAAGATGGTAAGTTGACACGTTTTACAGGTCCAGAGATTATTACTGGACTTCAAAGTTCTAAATCTACAATTGCGGACATATCATTCAGTGGCAAGTTTGACAACATGACGTATGATGATGGATATGCATATCCAGAACTTGACAGATACTCTGGAAACATCTTATATTTGTCTAATATTCGTCCCGTAAGAAGAAACGCCAAGAAAGCAGAGAAGCTTGTAATTATTGTTAATTATTGAGGATAAATAACTGAAATAGACGTATAAGAATGCCAGTCCAACGTTCTCTTAATGTATCTCCATATTATGACGACTTTGATGAGAGTAAAAACTTTCATCGAGTATTATTCAAGGCTGGTACTCCTGTTCAGGCAAGGGAGTTAACTCAAAGTCAGACGATCCTACAAGATCAACTTGAGAAGTTTGCTTCTCACTTTATGACAGATGGTGATGTAGTTGTACCAGGTGAGTTTTCACTTATCAACCCTGCACCTTATGTGAGGCTCTCGCAACTGACTCTTGGTGCTGAGGCAGAAGATTTTATTGGCTATAAGGTTACTGGTGTATCGTCTGGTGTTGTTGCAAAGGTTATTCACGCAACGAATAAATCTGAAGAAGCAGATGCAACCTTATATGTGTTGTATGAGTCGTCAGGTGATGATAAAGAGAATGAGAAATTTGTTGAGGGAGAAACTCTAGAGTCATCCACCCCTAACAGATTCACTGCCGTTGTTGGCATCAATGAGATTAGTCGTCCAGTTACCAGTCGTCCAATGGGAGCAGGTACGCTGTTCCAGGTGACTAATGGTTCATATTTTATTAATGGATTTATTGTAAGATGTGAGACTGAAATTGTAGTTGTAGATCCATATACCACAAGACCCAATAAGGAAGTTGTTTTTGTTGTTTCTGAGTCATTTGTCACTTCAACAGAAGACTCTTCTCTTCTGGATAACTCACAAGGAGCATCTAACTTTGCTGCACCTGGTGCAGACAGACTGAAGATTACACTGCGACTCAAGGTAAGAGATCCTGGTGATTCTGATCCCAACTTTATTATGTTGGCGAACATTGTCCAAGGTAATGTAACCAGAGGTGCAGATGAGACAGTTAAGTGGCAATGGTTATATGACATCTTAGCAAGAAGAACTAATGATGAATCTGGCGATTACATCGCCAGAGACTTCCCTCTTATCAAGATGGAGTACTACAACACTGAGGATATTGAGGGATTGTATGATGCAGATCTCAATGGTTTGTATCCACCAGTTCCTGGTTCTGGCGAAACTGAGAGGATTTCCTTAGCAGATGCAGACGACACTTATGTGTTAAAGGTGGATCCAGGCAAGGCATATGTTCAGGGTTATGAGTGTGGATTCAAGAGTCATGTTTACGTTTATGGTAAGAAGCCACGTCAGGTAACGTTTGAAACAAATAACATTATCAAGATGACTGAGGGAGACTACTTCCCTGTGACTCACGTCAACAGTCATCCTGATATTCAAACTATCAATGCAACCCAGTCAACTGAAGCCCTGAATGCCATCCAGGCGTACAGAATGTACAATGATGGTTATCTTGGTGAACATGATTTCAACATGGGTAACAGACCTCTGGAAACATTCCATGTCATTTGTAATGGACCCATTGGTGGAATTGAATCTCTGAATCATGAGACAATCTACAAAGGAACTAATTCAGCTGTTGTTACATCTCCAAACTTTGATGTTGTAAGAGGAGTGTCAATTGATGGTGGTGCATCAATCGTCAAGCATGTTGTGAAGATTGAGCCTGTACCTTCTGGTGTGATGCACGCCAGGTACTTCACAAAAGGTTCAACCCTTGCTACACCAGAGTACACATATGATAAGAACTCCACCTACAAGATGGGTGTGGTTACCTCAACTTACTTCACTGAGTTTGTTATTGTTCCTGACATCCTTACAATCAACGAGCCTTGGGTAAGAGGTGATTTGCTTTATGGTGAGATTAGTGGTGCGATTGGAACCATTGAGGAAGGTTCTACAGATCAGGTTCTGATTCTGTCAAGTATCATTGGTAAGTTCATGCCTGGTGAGGGTGTGTATCAGACTAGAAAGTCAGCAAAGATTATTAGAGATGGTGAGGTTACTGGATTTGCTTTCTTGGATGGACAGGATGACTTGTCTAATGTTAAGGCAATCAAGGTTGAGACTCTTGGATCAACAGAGCACCTGATTGAAGGTAATCACTTTATCTTTGATGGATACAACCTTATTCCAACTGAAGAAGGAAGACTATTCTTGAGAAGATTCCCATTCCTTCAAGATGATGAGGATGACACTGTAATGGATTATAAGTGTACAGCACTTGAAGGAGACTTCACAAACATTCCAAGTATGACTCCAATTGCTGAGGGTTATGCAGTCGTACCAACTCTGAAGATTAGTAATACAATCACAAAGACAAAGTCATTCTACTCAACCTTGTCATTAAATGGAACTGATGAGTTCTCTGCTGATGTTTCTGGAAGGAACAATGATGAGTCTGAATTGACTCTACTTGCTAATGGCAATTTGTTTACTGGTAATGTTGATAGTAATGTCCTGGAGTGTATGACACTTGCAGGTGATGCATCAGATCAATTGGTTTCTGGTGACATCATTGTGTTCTCTGATGAGTTAAATAATGAAATCAGAAAGATGGTGCATTTTGTCACCAAACCTTTTGCTTTCAATGGACAGAGAAACTCATGTAAGATATTCCTTACAACAACCCTTGAGAAGACAATTACAAACTTCCAGATTGAAAGACTGAGACTGAGAGCTGGTGGATTCAAGAGTGACTCACTGATTTATGATCTACCTCAAGATGTTACAGCTTCTATTGAGACTGATCCTCTAAACACTCGCATCTCATACACAATCTTCAGACAGTTTGTTCTTGATATCAACATTGGAGCTAAAGAACTTCAGTGTATTACCAGCAAAGCCAATGAGACATTCTTACCTGATGTGAACTTGGCAACTGCTTGTATTATGAAGATGCCTGGCAATACACAGGAAGAAGGCAAGTTCATCAAGCTGATTGATGACATCAGCCTAGAAGACAACAACAGAAAGATTACATTTGGAACTGATTACGAGTTTGCAGCTGTTGCATCAGTTAAGGTGATTGCTCCAGTGTTTGTTGAGAACGCACAAGCTAAGAGAAAGGAAATCCAGAGAGATGTAGTTGTTGTCATTCCTCATGCAGAAGCAGCTGCTTACCCAATCATCTCACTGGGATACGCAGATGTTGTTAGAGTTAAATCCATCACGATGAATGGAAATGACGTCACTGACAGATACGAATTTGATAATGGACAAAGAAGTAACCTTTATGAAATTTCAAGATTGATTCGTCGAAATGGTGGAGATCCATCAGGTGACCTTGTGGTTACAATGGATTACTTCAAGCATGTGAATGAAGGAGACTTCTTCAGTGTTGACTCATACACCTCAGGAGCAGATTTCACATACAGAGACATTCCTAGGTTTAGTGGAACTGATGCCCACACGGATGAGAGAGTCTACACTGAGTTGAGAGATGCAATTGACTTTAGACCAATTGTAAACACTGTTGGTCCTGACTCTTCTGTTATTGCTACCATTACAGATGGTAGAGATAGACAATCAGCAATGAACTTCTTTGACTCTATCAATGGTGGTAACTCACATCTTCCTAGATTCCCTGCTCCTAACTCATTCTTCAAGTGTGACATTCAGTATTATCTTCCTAAGGTTGATTCCTTATTCTTAGATAAATCAGGTACACTTACGATTCTTGAAGGTGATTCAGATAAGACACCTGTTAAACCACCTGATCTGGCAACAGGACTGAGACTTTATGACATTGAACTTCCAGCATATACATTCAATATTAAGGATGTAAGAGTTAAGAAGTACAATTACAAGCGATTCCAGATGAAGGACATTGCTGGTATTGAGAGAAGGATTGACAGACTGGAGGATTTGGTTACGTTGTCAATCCTTGAACAGACTGCAGTTAACTTCAATGTAAGAGATGCTGTTACTGGACTTGACAGATTCAAGAATGGTATTGTTGTGGATCCATTTGAGGATCACTCAAGAGGTGATATCTCATCTCAGTACAGAAACTCAATTGACCCAGCATCATCAACTCTGAGAGCAGCACACTTCACTGAGCAAGTGGGACTTGAGGAAGAGTATCAGGCAGATGATGTAAGACTGTTCAAGAATTATAGAAATCACAATGGTATTGTGACTCTTGAATATGATGACGCTCAATTCCTGAGGAACCCATTCGCCACCAGGTTCATCAACCTACAACCTTATACCGTGTTCACTTATGATGGTGAACTAAATCTGATTCCAGAGATTGACACTTGGACTGATGTGAGACGTCGTCCAGACTTGGTGATTGAAGACAACAGTCTGTTCAACGCCATGCAAGGACTCACAACTGCAATGCAGAGAGCAGGTTTAGGTACTCATTGGGGATCTTGGAGAGTTACAGGTGTTAACAGATCTTCTAATTCTAATACAGAAATTAGAAGAGTTGGTACAGGTTTGAATGATGGTAATGCAGCACTTGCCAATCAAGTTGGTGCACCAATCACAGGTGATTCTAGAGGAAACAGAGCACCAATTAGGGTTACAACCACAACAACCACGACGACAATTAATGAGCGCAGAGATGAGTTCCAAAACATCATCAATGTAAACACCGCAAGAGTTGATAGAACCTCTTATGGTGACAGGGTGACTGATGTCCAGGTTGCAAGGACAATGAAGTCTGTTCCAGTTGTATTCCAGGCATACAGGTTGAAGCCAAATACAAGATACTACATCTTCTTTGATGGTGTTGAGATCTCTCGTTGGTGCTCTCCTGACACTCCCACAATTGGCTCAGATGACCTTTTAAGGTACTCTGGGTTAGGTGGCTCCACTAACGCTGGTTTTGGTCTTCCTCTTATCTCTGATGATGTGGGTACTGTTACTGGAATCATGTTGATTCCTAATGGTAGACCACCAGTTGAAGGAGGAAGGTACATAAGTTTTGACAGAATTTCTTATGAGACATCTGGACCTACGAGATCTTTCTCAACAGGAACAAGAAGTGTAAGAATCACTTCATCGCCTTCAGATGAAACTGATTTGGACTTGGTGGAAGGATTTGCAGATGCAACCTTTACAGCATCAGGTGTTCTTATTGACAAACAGGAGACAATTGTTGGAACAAGAATTCCAAGGTTCTCTAACTCTACCATCTCAACAGGAAGATCTGAGACTCGAAGTTCAAGCTCAACTTCCTCACGAGTTACTTCAGCAAACTACTTTGACCCCATTGCACAGACATTTATCGTAGATGATGTTCAGCATCCTGATGGTGTGTTTGTT